ACGGCGCCACGGGCCGGGTGAATCCTTCCTGCTGGAGTTTGGCGATCCGTTTCCAGCTCTTGGATGTTCGCGGTCCCACCCAGCCGACCCGCATGTCAAAGGGGCGAAAATCCTTTATGAAATACCGGACCGCTATGGCCAGGCGCCGCAGGGGTTTGTTCGGCCGCAACCGGTTTCCCTTGCTGCCCCATCTTCGCGCCAAAAAGGTCAAAGGATTGAATTTCTGCCCGCCCGGGGCGCCGTCCCGGATCTGCTTTTTGAGCAAACGCATAAGCCGGAACCCCTCCACCTTGACCGCCGTGTTCAGCGCCTTTTCCTGGCGAACCCCCTCGGTCTTAAGCGTTCGTTCCAGGCCTGTAAATCCTTTGGTAACTACTTTCAGCATTTTTTATTTTTCGCCACCAAGACACCAAGGCACGAAGAAATTTTATTAAAAAAACTTTGGTGTCTTTGTGCCTTTGTGGCATTTATTCCTCTTTTTTGTATTGTTTTTCCAAGACCTTGGCCTCCAGGATCTTGATTTTTCGCCATACGCAATCACTCATCTCGATGTCCAGCTCTTTGGCCCGGACCCGGACTTCGGTATAATCCAGCCCGATCACGCCCATACCGCCGGCCCGCCATTGGGTATTGACCTGGTCCCACAGCTCCAGGGCTTCGATGTTTTCCGGCATTAGCTCGGGCGCTTTGTGCGGCCCGTAGTCGCATGTAGAACATGGCGGATTGCCGACGGAAGACAGACGCCCGCTTCGCTCGGAAGATGGATGATTTTTTTTCGCCCCTCGTCCCTCGTCCCTCTTCGCCTTCTGCTCCCAGCTTTTGCGACAGGTCCTGCAGTACTCTATTCGCTGTCTGTCTGAGATCCATTCCCAGACGCCGGCAAGTTTTTTTCCTCATCCCTTGCCCCGTACGTTTCCCTGCAAATGCCGGAAAATACCTGTGTGGATTTGTTGTGTTCCTGTTCTTCCAGTAATTCAAAGGCCGCCTTGTCCAGTACGCAAAGCTCCAGGGCTTTTTCCACACCCTCGTCCACTTTGGCCGGATCCTCGATGGGCGGCGAGTAAAAACTCAAATAAAATCCGAACTCTTTAAGGCTTTTGACTTCTTTCCGGGTCAATCCCCGGACTTTGACGCCGTGTATTTTTCTGCTCATATCTCTTTTCTCTTTCCTGTTTTTCGCCACTAAGACACCAAGGCACTAAGAAAATTTAATAATGAAAACCTTTGTGTCTTTGTGCCTTCGTGGCATTCTTACGTGATCAAATCATAACTGGCCACGTTATTGGTCACCCGTGACACGATATTGCTGGCCTCGGACCCGTCATCGTAATATCCCACGAAATCCAGGGACACGATCAGCCCCTGGGGGCCCTCGATGGGCACGCCGTTCACCGAATACAAGAGTTCCTGAATCTCCAGCTCGAATATGGAGTTGGCGGACTCGGTCACCGTGATTTTCAAACTGGTCTCGGTGTCGCCCGTGGCCTTGTCCAGCAGGGTGTCATCTTCAAACAACGCCTTAAGATTTCCCGTGACCGTGACGAAACCCTCGGGAATGTCCCCGCGGATCCCGGACCCGCCGATCACGAACTGGTCCGGATCCAGTCCGAAATCAATGTTGATGGAAAGCTCCGTGGCATTGGCCAGGGAGCCGCCGCCCTCTAAAATGGCCGCGGAAAAGTTGTTCACCCGGTCCAGGGATACGGTGTCCGGAGCCGCGTCAAAGGCCGATGTTTCGTGACTCATCTGGGCGCCCATAATATTGAGGTTGGCCACCAGCTCGCCGTCCCCGCCGAACGTGGCCTCGAAGCTGGAAATCTTGCATCCCACAAACCGCTGATATCTGTTGCTGGCCAGGTCTTCAAACGCCTGCTCGATGGAAATGCTGGGCATGGACGATGCCACTTTGAATTCATGTACGAAAGGGTCCGCGCCCGTGGTGGACGGGTCCCCGAACATGGCGGCCAGCCAGTAGGGCATGGCATCCGAATCTATCGGCACCACAATGGGCCCGTTCACGTCCTGGTTGCCGGCGAACGGCGCCACGGTGTTGCGGGTCCCGGTAATGGTGGCCGGCGAGTTGCGGGCCTTGGACCCCACCAGGCCGCACGTATTAAAGGGCAGTACAAACCCGGCCGTGGCCACGGTGCCGTACGCGCTGTTTTCAAACCCGATCATCAGGGTTGCATTTACGCCGCGTTGTTGTGTCATTTTGTTTCCTCACTTTTTTTGCCACCAAGACACCAAGGCACGAAGAAAATTTATTTAAAAAAACTTTGGTGCCTTTGTGTCTTCGTGGCGGTTTTTATAATAATGGATCGCTCCCAATCGTAACGCCTTCCCACACGTCGAAGACCATGCCGCACATGAAAAAGGGAAACGATTCGATCATTTCGTAATCCACGGCCACCACGGACAGCGTGGCGTTGCCGATGTCCACGCCCGCGATGCAGGTTTCCACCAATTTCCGGAAACTCTCGATATTCTGGACACCGGTGTATTCGGTCAAATTGCCGATGGCGCCGTGCACGTTGAACGTTTCGTCGTTGAGGCAGCAGACCACTTCGATTTCATGATGCTTTTCCCGCTGGTGCTGCCCCAATACTTTTCTTTCCGGATACAGAACCACATATGGACAGTCGTTTTCATCCGGCGGGTCCCGGGTGTCCAGGCCCGCGTATACCTTATGGTCCGTGCTGTAATTGATCTGGCACCAGTCCTTGATGGCCTCCGAATCCGCCACAGCCTCTGCAAAATCATTTAAAAGCGTGTTTATATTCACGATTAATCAATTTTGAATGTTGAGTTATGAATTTTTAATTAAAAATTAAGAATTCATAATTTAAAACTTAAAATTATTTACCAAGTCGGTCTTTCGTCCCGGATCAGGTTCAGCTCCCACACGTTGCCGTCGCCCTTGATCGCGACCTCGTTGGAAGGATCCCGAAACACCCGCCAGGAAGTGGATCCGATCACCACGGGATCCCGGTATGCCGGATCTTCCACGTCCGACTGCTTGACCACGATCCGGGCGGTGCGGGCGTTTTCTCCCAGGTTGCCCGCACCGTAATCCACGATGGCCGGGATCTCCACGCCGTTATAGGTGATGGTCTCAACACCGACCATGTCCGTTGAAAAAATAACGGCCAGGTCGGTCACGGCCTGCTCTTTGGGTGTTTTGAGCGCCATATTACGTGGTCACGTTGTCCATCAGGTAGATGCAGGCGGCCGCAATGTTGCTTTTGACCGCGTTGCTCGTATCAAAGGACTGCATCAGGGCCTCATCCGTGTTGTGCCGCACCCGGAAAATATCGGACCGGGTTTGATCCTCCCGGTATTGCTCCACAATGGGGTTCTGCGGACTATCTTCGGTCCAGAGGAATGTCCGCCCAATTCCGGGCTGGGTCAAGTCCGGACCGGCACTGATCTTGACCAGGGCCGCATACTCGCTGCTCCACAAGTCGGCCACCACGGTATCCACGCCCTTTCCCGAAGAATCGTATACCGCGCCGCCTACCAAGACCCGTGGCACATTAAATACCGCAGCGAGCTGCTCGGAGTTCATGCGGTTGATGTCTATGCCCGGAAACGTGTATTTGAGCCGGTTCACGACCTGGTCGCAGTTTTTCAGGTCCAGGAACGTGGAATAGGCGATGATCAGCGCGTCCGGCAGCATGCCGCATGCCGACCGGAAGGAAACGATCCCGTCGTTCACGTCGTCGATGGGCACACAGGCATCCGCATCGTCCCATTCCTCGGTAATGCTATTGGCCGAAAACGTGGAGTCGTCGAACACCTTGTCCGCGATCCGTTTTTCCTGGGCCCGCATGATATGGTTCATGCCCCGTGTGGTCGCGATAAAATCGGCCATGCCCGGCGCTTCCTGGTCGAACAGCGACCGCTCGGTGTCGTCCACGGGCTCTTCCCAGCCCTGCTCGGATGTTCCGAACTTGCCCCGCTCATAGGTCCAGTCTCCCCGGTTGTAATTTCCCCGGGGCGCCCGTGCCGTGTCCGGTATCTTCAACAGGGCTTCCTTGGGGATCACCGGATATGATGCCGCCTGCTTGGCGGTTTTAAAAATCGGCATGACCTCCAGCCCGATAAACGGCATGGTCACGCCCTCGACATATTCCATCACCTGTACGCCCAAATCCGGGCGATATATGGTGGAATCGCTTTTTGCTCTCATGATTTATATCTCCTTTTATTTTAAAGGTTTCAGGTGTCAGGTTTCAGGTTTTAACCCGGAACCCGGAACCCGGAACCCGGAACCGTGTTTTATGATGTCAGGCACTTGCGCGTATATTCCAGCCACACGCCCAGCACGATCACGTCGTCCGTTCCCAGGGTTCCGTCAGTAGGCTGCAAGGTCAGTGTGAGCACACACGGGGCGGCCGCCACATTTGCCGCTGCAAGGGTCAGTGTTTCTTCCTGCACGGTCTTTGTGGTGGCGTCCCCGGTCATGGCGCTGGAAGCCCCTCCGAAATCCGCGTCCGCGTCATAGGCCGCACCCACGGCGTTGTTAAACGCCTCGATAGTAAAGGTTACGGCGTCGCCCACCGTTGCGCCTACTTTGGCCGCAGCGATATGAACGATCACGTCCGCGGACGCATCCAGGTCCGGCGGAATGGGCACGGATGTGGAAATGGGATCCGGGTTGGCGTGGTTATTCCAGCGAATGCCGAATCCCTCGTCCCCGGCGCTCCAGCCGGGCGTTGTCGACGCGCCATCGGCAAAATCCGCCAGGGCGGTCCCGTCCTGCTCGGTCCAGCCCCCCAGGGGCAGGTTCAAAAACGCCTGGGTGCTGATGATATGCTGGTAAATTTCCTGCAGGGCCGCTTCCACCGTGGCTTCGGATGTAAACGCTCCCGCGTCGGCAATGGACACCGTGGCCGCGGTAGTGGACTTGACGTTCCAAAAGGCCACCCGGATATGCTTTCCGTCCGCGCCAACCTCCAGGGCAATGCCCTGGGCCGTGCCGCTGGACGCATCCGATACCTTGCCGTCGGCCGCGCCGTACAATACGGTGCCCCGTGCGATGGCCGAGTCCACGATACACTCTACCTCGAATATGCCCGGCGCGGAGTTCATTTTCACGGCCACCATGTCGCCGTCCGCCACCTGGTATTCGGTGACCCCTATAAAATCTTCGCCCGCGTCCGCGTACACGACTTCCGGCGGATCATTGGTGGTGCCGGTTTCGATCTTGACTCTGCGCTTGGCCTCCAGGGCCTCGCCGGCCTTAAATGTTGCGATTCCGTTATTCCATGACATAATATTGTCCTCCGTTTTTTTGTCCGCCACCAAGGCACCAAGGCACGAAGAAATTTTAATTTAAAAAAACTTTGGTGTCTTTGTGTCTTTGTGGCATTTTTTTAGTTGACGCTTTTTAAATACGCCTCATGGGCGGCCGGATCCTTCTGAATCACCGCCTGCATGGCCTGTGTCTTTGAGCATTTGTGCAGGGCCACGTGCTCTTCCACCTGGGTCATAAAGTCTTTGCCCGTTCCCGTGGAAGCGCTGGCGCGGCCCACATCCTCGGCCCCGGCCTTATGAATGGCCTCCAGCATCTGTTCCTGTTTATCCGTGGATGCTTTTTCCGGCTGGGTTTTTTTAATGGCCGCAAATTGCTCCTCGGTCACGCCGGTTTCCACCACGGCCTTGAAGGTTTCACCCGCCTGTTCGCCGAACTGGATCACCGCCAGTCCAAGAATGCGGTCCTTTTCCTCGGTTTTTGCCTCTTGTTTTGCCTGGTCCTGATTTTCTTTGGACGCTTTTTCGATTCCGGCGGATTCGCCTTCCGCGAGCCCTCGTTCATATCCGGCCTGATCGCCTTCCTCTACCAGCGCCTTAGTAATATCAGGATATTCTTTTTTAAATTCGTTTAAATCCATGGCTAATCCTTTCGTTTAAAAGTGATAATTTCGCTTTTCTTGCCTTTTCCACCTGCATCACCGGCAGGATTTTATTGATGATCCGGTCCCGGTTGGAAACACCGTCCACCAGGCCAGCGTCAATGCCTTGTTTCCCGATGAATATTTTACCGTCCGCCATGTTTTCCAGGACCGTGTCCGAAGACACGCCCCGGTGTTTTGCGATTTCGTCCACGAACACCGTATACAGATAATCCACCATGTCCTGCAGGTTCTGGCGGCCTTCTTTGGACAGGGCTTTGTACTGAGATGTTATGCGTTTGTATTTTCCCGCGTAAACTTCCGTGGTTTTGATGCCCAGTTTTTTCTCGTACTGGGAATAATCCACGTGCGTGGCCACCACGCCGATAGATCCGGTCATGACCGTGCCGCCCGAGATATATATCCGGTCCGCGGCCGATCCCACCCAATAGGCGGCGGATGCCATCATGCCGTCCGTATAGGCCACGATGGGTTTTTGATTCCTGCCCTCAAATACGCGGCCCCCCAATTCCTGGACCCCGTCGATCACCCCGCCCGGGGAGTCGATGTCCAGCAAAATGGCGGACACGTCCGGATCGCCCAGGGCCTGGTCCAATGCCTTGCCGGCCAGCTCCGTGGATACGCCGCCGGATATTCGGGTGAACAGGTTCATGCGCTTGGCCATGACGCCATGCATGGGAATTACCGCCACCCGGTTTTCTATGGCGTAGGGTTTGGGCGGCGGATCGTTTGCTTTTTTACCGACCTTGGCCTCGATGGCCGCGATGTCAATCTTTTCTCCCCTCAGGTGCGTGGAATAGATCTCCTGGATCTCGTACAGTTTTTCCGGCACGATGGCCCAGGGGCTGGTGAGAATATCAATTATTTTCATAAGCCTCACCGTCTTCCTTTTTGCTTATTTTGCCATTATTGGTTATTTTGATTTCTATTAGGCATTCACATATTGGGCAGATAACGCTTAATTGTCCAAATGAAACCAATAGATTTAATTTTGCTGCTTTAACCAAATCGGCCCCGCATATACATTTCATTTTAATGCCTGTTCTTTTTCATTTATTCTTCCCTTGATTCCAGCATTTTTTGTTCTTCCATTTTGTCCACAACGGCCTGGGCGGTTGCTTCCTTGTCCGCCTTTTTGGGATCCGGTTCCGGCAACAGCCCCTTGGATTTCAGGTCCTGTTCTTCTTCCTCGATCTGCTCCATGGTGGCCCGGTAATCCCCGCCCCGCTCGGTGATGGCCTGTGCCCGGGTCTTGATCCGGCCCTGGATGGCTTTGATGTCCGCGGTCACGGCCTTGACCGGCTCGATGTCGCCCTTGGGGGATCCGCGCCAGTCGCACCGGCAAAGCTGGTACATATTTTCATAAAATGGAATTTCTTTGGGCAGGTGGCCGCGCAAAAACGCTTCTTCCTGGAGCATGATGTTGACGGGCTGGCAAAACCCCTGGCCCATGCGAGTCCGGTGCATCATGAACACCCGCCAGGCATCCAGCATGGCGGACCTAAATCCCGCGAAATTCACGCCCTCCACGTCCTTGAACAGCACCGGGTAGGGGATATTCAGGCTCAATGCGATGGCTTTTTTAATGGTCTTGGTAAAGGGCTCGAACGTAGCACCCGGACGGTTGGCGGCGATGGGATGGGGTTTCTGTCCGGTCTGGCCGTACATGATGGCGCCGGGAATCAATTCCTGAAATCGGGTGTCTTCGGACTCGTTGTCCGGGTTGGTCCGGGTTTCCGTGCGCGAGGCCAGCCAGGCCGCCATGTCCGTGGGATCTCCGGCGCCGGTTTCCACGAACAGGGAAAAAGCCGCGGTCACGATATTGGACACCAGCTCCGCGTCCAGGAAATCATTGAGGTCCCGCAAATATTTCATGGCCGGCGCGAAAAAGGGCATGCCCCGCACCTGTTCCGGATCCTGGCACACGTACCCGTGCAGTATTTTCCAACGATGACCGGCGCGAACCGGAATCCGTAAAAAGTTTTTTGAAATATCGGGCAGGGCGGAACTTAAAATGCCGGGTCCGGACTTTTTAATCCAGAACGCTTTGGGCGCCCCGAACTGGCCGATCTCCACGCCTTCGATAATGTCCGGATCATTGATTTTGTCCACCGGGGTTTTAAGCCGCATGGGGTTGATCACCCGGCAGGCCAGGGAATAGGGCCGCACCGGATCCTTAATCATGTGCAAAAGCACCAGGTATTCACCGTACTGCATGAGATTTCGCATAATCAGGTACTGAATGCCCCCGAAGGTCATTCGTTCGCCCGCATCGGCCCAGGGAAACCAGTTCTGATATACCATGACCTGTTTTTTTTGGAGATCCCGGGCCGCTTTTTTGTCCATATCCAGCACGTCCGGGTCCAGGGCCGGGTGCGGCACCAGACCGGACCCCATGACCGTGGCCGCGAACGTGTCCACGATTCCCGAAGCATGGGGGTCGTTATTGGCCAAATCAACGGATCGCTCCACAATCTGTTCCCGCTGCAAGGCGGCGGCCTGGCGTCCTGCCAGGCGCTGCGGGATCCAGTTTTTCATGCTTCCGGTGCGTTTGGCCGCGTCCCGGCGATAGGTGTATGCGCTGGAAGGACGGAGAGGTTTGTTGTCCGGGCCGTACAAAAGCGGCCGTCCCATAGAGGCGGCGACCGCATTCACGGCCGTGGAAAACAGGTGGGTTTTGTGGGTATCGGCGGCGGCCTGCATTAGTCCCGCCTCATGGTGCCGATGTTCATAGCCGGACCGCCGGTTCCCTGCTCGATGCGGTACCGGGCCAGCAGTTTTTCTTCCCGCGCCTCCAGGGCCGCAAGCTGGGCCCGGACCACGGTGCCGCCCTGCTGGGTCAATGACTGACTGGTCATAACCTCGGTAATGGCGGCCTGCACCTCTTCCAACTGTTCGAGGGTGGTCTTAATTGCCATAAAAAAAACCCCATGCATGGTGGTTAATAAGTTTGCCTCCACCATATCATGGGATTTCGGAGGATTTTAAAAGATTGGCAAAAGAATTATAAAAGAATTACAAAAGAATTACAAATAAATGGTATTGACAGGGGAAAAATCAGAGGTCAGAAGTCAGAAATCGATTTTTTTCCGATCTCCGACCTCCGGCCGCTGACCTCTGACTATTTGGCGCCTTTGGGAACATCTTTCATACAAAACCGGGTCATTTGCCGGAAATACTCGTCCAGGTTGTCGGTATGGGCATACCAGCGGTTATCGACCACAACGGCGGGCAGCCCTTTCTGGACAAATTTTTTAAATGTCGGGGCGCTGATCTGTAAATAATCCTGAATGGCCTGCGCCCCGATGAGTATTTTTTTACTGCACTTTTGAGTCATTTAATTTTCTTATCGAACCGCAAATAAACACGAATAGACACATATGTTTTTTTTTGATTCGCACATGATATGTGGTTTACAGGGGTTTTTCGGCTCGCAATGATTAAATGGTTTACAAAATCTTTTTGGCTCGCACATGACACATGGGTTTCAGATTTTTCCTGGCTCGCACAGGGTGTATGGGTTTCAGGTCTTTCCTGGCTCGCACGAACCAAATGGGTTTCACAATGATGCTGGCTCGCAGAATCCTCTTGGGTTTCACGGGACCTGTGGCTCGCACAAATTTACTGGGTTTCACCTTCATGCTGGCTTTTTACCGTTAATTTCCGTTAAAGTAATAGGGCGGAATAATCGACTCCGGGTCATGGTTGCCGTGCTGAACACACCACGGCGCTGTCATGGGCGTCCCGCTTAACAGGTGGTCTACCTGCCAGAAATGAGACAAGAACAGCTTGATGGTTTCGTTCCACGCCATATTGTGCCGGTGTCCGTCCGTTGTCTCCGGGTGTGTATTTATTCTGTATCGCTTACGCCGTTCAGCATAAGCCCGGTATTGGTGTGTTTTGGGCTGCCGGTTAAACGCCTCTTTGATGAAAAACCCGATTTTTTTTCCGGTGTTGCTCCATTCCACCAGTTTTTCGCCGTCTTTTATATTGGGCTTTAATTGTTTGATATTTCTCAGGGTCGGGACCTTTCCCGAGATCACATGGCGGCCCATGAAGTGCCACCAGCTCGATATGGTCGGAAACTCCCGGAGCGCCACCCGAAACTTGAGCACGCCCTGGCCTTTTGATTCTTTTTTACATACAGGGCAATTAAACTCATACAAATCAGATCCGCAATCTTTGCAAATGGGTATGGACTTGAAATAATACAGCGAAATCAAGTTACCGCCGATCATGGGCCCGATGCCCGGCACATTTTCCAGCCATTCGTCCCAGATGGGAAAATCTTTGATAATGCGATTGATCCGCCGGGATGCCACGCCCTTCAATGATTCAAGGCCCTGCATTTTTATTTTTCCGTCCCTTGCTTTTTTTCCGTGGATAAGTTCTTCGTGAACCGGGTCAATGCCGTACGCATGGGCGCGGTTCGTAATTTGCGTGATCTGTTTGTCGATCCCCGCATAATTCTTGATCGCAAAATTCAATTCGCTCGCAATTTCCGTCCAGTTGGTTTCCATGATTTTTTCTCCTTTCTTGGGTTAAAGATTTCGCATGAACTTCGTGGGTTTTAAGCTCACAATGGCTCGCATATTACCTTTGGGTTTCAAATTTATTTTGGCTCGCATGCCCCCAACGGTTTTCAAACTTAAACTGGCTCGCACAGCAGTTTTGGGTTATACACTACTGCTGGCTCGCAATGCTTAATTGGATTTCATGGTTTTAATGACTCGCAAAGCTGTGATGGGTTTCAGCGCTTTATTGGCTCGCAGCATGGGCCTGGGTTTCAAGCTCTTTTTGGCTCGCACTGACTTCTTGGGTTTCAGAGCAGTCATGGCTCGCAAAGTTTTAATGGGTTTCACTCCGCAGTTGGCTCGCACCCCTGATATGGGTTCCAAGTATCCAATGGCTTTAAAGTTTAATGCGCGGTTAATTCGTGGGGCTGCTCAACGATCTCGCGCACCTTGACATATCGCTCGCCCGTCACTTTCAGTCGCGTGACCTGATCCCGCAACTCCTGATTTTCTTTTTCAACCAGTTTATATTTTTTCCACAGCTCATCATATTTGCGCTTCCAATACGCCTTTGTATCTGTGGTGTCTGCGGTTTTCACGGGCGGCGGCGTATGTTTTTCGATGACGCCGGAAATCACCGCCCGTTTTTTGCCCGGATCTTTGATCTTTTTAAGCTCGCTCTTGATTTCTTTGATCACCCTGGGAATTTTGACCGTGCTTTTGGTTTTGTTTTTGATCTCCGTGATCGTGTGCACGCCCAAATCTCTGGAGTCTTGGGGATACCAATGCAGCGCCCATTTCAATTCAAGATACCGGCTATAAGAAATGTTGAAAGTTTCATAGATAAACACAGAAAAATCGTGCTTGTCATACCCGTTATAATCCTTGAACCGATTGGTTTTATGAAGATACCACAGCAGCTCCACCAACAGCTCGTTGTGCTCCATCGTTTTGGCGTTGAAATCCTTGGCCAGGCCGATACATTCATCAATACTTTTGGGTCCATACAAATTTTTTAATCGCTTTAAATCAAATTTTTTCTCTTTTCTCTTCATTTGCTTTTCCTTTCTTTTTTTGGGTTGTTTAGTTCGCAACCTTTTTCTGGGTTTCATCGAGACAATGGCTCGCAAACTCCATCTGGTTTTCAGTAACTATATGGCTCGCAGTCCAATGCTGGGTTTCAGGCTTTGATTGGCTCGCAGCAACTTAATGGTTTTCAAACCTATACTGGCTCGCACTGACTTATTGGGTTTCAGGTAAGTCATGGCTCGCAAGGCCCATATGGGTTTCAGGATTACTTTGGCTTTTTTTATTCATCATTCGATGTTGGACGTTCGATGTTCGATGTTCATCCGTTCATCTGTTTTTCAGCCATCCCGGCCTTTCATAATTCCTCACGCCGGCACGATCCCCACCGGATATCCCCTTGCTTCGCACCGTGCGTTTTTGCTGTGCTCCGGTCTCGGACCCATAGCCTCTGTCACTTTTCGGCCAGAACATCATTCCCAGGATATCATGGGCGCACAGGCACAGCACCGCGCAATCCCATAAATGGTTGTCCTTGCCCGATGGGCACTCCCACACGCCTTTGTCGTTGATGAATTCCGAGGTCATGTGCCGGGCGTAGGCCTCGGAGAATTCCGCGTTTTCGTGCCAGGCGCCGGGGTCGGCCGGGGAGATCTCCAGCAGTCCGGAAAGTTCGTCCTTGTAATAATTGGTATTCACGTTAATTCCTTTGAGCCCGCCCGGGATGGGTTTTTTCTTGCCCGGGAAATACTGGAGGTTGGTCCAGGTATTGGCTTGGGCCATCTTTTGCCGGCCGAAGGACGGAAACACCCGGCCCCGGTGCCGGATGCAGAACTTGTACACCTCGGACGTGCGGTGGCCCAGGGCGTCCTGGATCACCATGGATATGATATATTTATTGCCATCTTCGTCCTGGTACGCGTCCTTCCACAACACCTGTTCCAACGCCCCCCAGGTGGTCACATATCCCTCGCG